GGTGGCCGGTCGTCGCGGTGGCAAGACGCTCAGCGCTGCCGAGGACACCCACTGAATATCACGCTGACTTAGGGAGGCCACATGGCCGCAACAGTGAAACGCGCGAAAGGCGCGGGTGGTGGCGCAGCCGACCACCTGGTCGTTGGCGCGTACGATGTGACGGCCGACGGCTCCTATCCGAGCGGTGGGTACTCCGTGACGTTCCCGGAGATCCCGGCCAACGCGGTTATCGTTGCCGTCGTGGCTCAGACTCCCGGCGACGTCGACGTGAGGTGGGACTACGCAACGAGCAAGCTGGTCTTCTACACGAAGGCCGGGGCCGAACAGTCCGGCGGGGCGAACCTCACCGGTAAGGTCGTTCGTTGCACCGTCTTCGCTGACATCGGAGGCTAATGAATCACAAGTCATGGGAGGCGCTCCCGAGCGCAGCTGAGCTAGGCCTGATCGCCCAGCGCGATGCGAAGAAGCTGCTGTGGTTCCACGACCACGGCTACCACCCGCACACGTACCAGCTACTCTTCCATGGCGCACGTGATCCAGACGGCCACATCGCACGCTTCCGCCACCTGGTGGCCGGTCGTCGCGGTGGCAAGACGCTCAGCGCTGCCGAGGACACCCTCTACTACATGCTCCACCCGGAGGACTACTGGCTCGATTTCTTCGACGCCAATAAGTCGGACCCGCTCTGGATCTGGGAGCTGAGCAAGGACTACTCCATCGGCTTCGCCGCGTGGCGCGAGTTCCAAGTGTGCATGCGCAAAGCTGGGCTGATGTCGAACAAGGACTACAAGCTGAACCGGGGAGAGAAGCACATCGAGTTCTCCAACGGCGGCTTCATGCAGTTCAAGACGGCCGTCGACCCGGAGTCTCTCCGCGGCCAGGGCCTCAACCTCCTCTGGATGGACGAGGCCGCGATGATGCCGAACGCTGACGCGTACAACGTCACCTATCCGGGCCTGACCGACAAGGAAGGCGCGGTTATCTGTACCACGACGCCGAAGGGCAAGAACTGGTACTACGAGGAGTTCTTTACAGGCGAGGGCCTGAAGGACCCGCAGCAGGTGACCATCGAGTACACCAGCATCGACAACCCGTACTTCCCCGAGAAGGAATGGCGGCGCGCCCAGCGCCGGTTCCACCCGCAGCTGTTCAAGCAGGAGTTCATGGCTCGATTCGACTCCATGGCGGGCGTGGAGTTGAACGGGGAGTGGCTGCAATACTTCAGCACGGACGAACTGCCTCGGATCAAGGACTCGAAGCGGCTCGACCTGAAGCTGTACGTCGGGATCGACCCGGCGATCAGCGTGCGCGACACGGCCGACCGCTTCGCCATGGCCCTGATCGGGATCACGCAGGACAATTCGCAGGCGTTCCTGCTGGACCTGTACGCCGACCGCATCCCCTTCCCGGAGCAGGTAGACAAGATCAGGGAGTGGCACATCAAGTACCGGCCGATGCTGATCGGCATCGAGTCGAACGCCTACCAGGCCGCGCTCGCACAGCAGGCCATGCGCATGGCGAACTTCCCGCCCATCGTGCCGATCCTCTCGAAGGGGAAGAAGCACGAACGCATCCTGTCGATGGCCCCGTACTTCAAAATCGGCCGGATCAAGATCCACAAGGATCACCGTGACTTCGTGGACGAGTGGCTCAACTACGACTCGTCCGAGAAAAACCCCAAGGACGACACACTGGACGCCGTCGAGATCGCTCTCCGGACGGCAGGGGCGCTCCTACCGGAGATGCCCATGGACTCGATGTTCAAGACCGACCAGGGTCAGATGCCCGCACGGGACTCTGACGAACTGGCTCGGCGCGACCTCCAGCGAGTCTGGAACCGAGAGGGCGGGTCATATGACGACGAGATGGGAGGCGAGTGGTAGATGCCACTGATTTCACCTGAGGTCGTGGAAGAGAACTTCCGCGCGCCTGGTACGTGCATCATCTGCACGCGGTCGCAGAACAAGGGAGTGGGCGGGTCCATGGTGGACACCGGCCAGGACAACGAGACGCCGTTCGCTTCGCCGCGCACGGGTCGGATCTACGTCTGCGATCAGTGCGTGAAGGAACTGGCCGAGTGCTATGGCTACGAGAAGGGCGAGGACGCAAAGGCGGCCAAGGCCCAGGTGGCGGTTGCCAACGAGCAGCTCGCTACGCTTCGTGCCGACATCGCGGGCCACGTCGAACAGCTGAAGCAGGTTGGGGACAGCATCCCGACCCTGACCGCGTAGAGAGGAGGTACATACCAAAATGGCAGATACCGTAAAGGTGCAGCTCTCGCACACGTCCAAGCGTGATGCGGAGGCCCTCGTGGGCCGCGAGCTGAAGCCGATCAACCCGCAGGGCGGGAACGATCTCTACGAGGTCCCGGCCGACGTGGCCGAGAAGATCGGGGACATCCCCGCACATCCGCCCAAGGCAGAGGACCCCGTGTCCGTGAAGCACTTCCACCGCGACCTGCACAACGACTCCGCTGACGCGGATGCCGACGAAGAGGGCGAGGTCGACGAGGACAGCATTGGCGAGGAGCACGCTCCCGACGAGCCGTCCGAGGACCTGGAGCCTGACGAGTCTCGGGTCGCTGGGCCGGGGGCAACCCACGCCTAATGGCCGACGCCTTCGCTTCTGAGCGGAAGGCGTACAGGGCACACATCAAGCATCTGGAGGGAGAGGTCGCGCATCTGCGCACGTTGCTCAACAACGCGTTGGGCCTCGCGCCGGATGGCGCGCCTCTCACTCCCGTCGCCGCGATGGGCACGTTCGATTCGCCCAGCGAGGACGAGGAGGAGATCCGCGAGATGTTTGAATCAGGGCTGATCGACGACGAGGAAGCAAAAGACATGCTCCGACGCGCAGGTGCCCTCAATACCGACATTGACCTGACCATCGGTTAGGAAGGGGGTGAACGTGGCGCGATTCGATACGTCCCAGGCGGGACGACAAGGTGTCTTTGGTGGCCAGTCCATTTCTGAGCTGAACACCGAGGGGGACCTTGTCCGCAAGGTCGACACCCTGCGCCGCGCTCGCCAGGACCTGGAGCGTGAGTGGAAGCTGAACCTCGCGTTCTACAAGGGAAACCAGTACGTGAACTACAACAGGCGGTCGGGCCAGCTCGACTACCTGCCCACGGAGGACGGAGAGAAGCCCCGTTTCCGCGTGCGCCTGACGGCGAACCAGATTCGCCCCGGCGCACTGTCCCTACTCGCCAAGCTCACCAAGACAAAGCCCGTAATCTCAGCCACCCCTGGCTCGGGCAGCGTTGCCGACGTGCGTGCTGCACAGATGGCAGAGCTGCTGTACGAGCACTGGTGGCAGGACCTCGGCCTCAGCGAGAAGCTTCAGGAGGCTCTCCTGTGGAGTATTATCGCAGGCAACGGGTTCTGGAAGGTCACCTGGGACAAGCACGCGGGCAAGTCCATGAAGTTCACGCTGGACCCGAACGGCCAGCCGATCCTCGACGAGGACCTGCGCGGGCTGTTCGTGGACATGCTCCAGCAGCACGGCATGCGCCCGGTGGAGCAGACGCTCTACCTGGGCGACATCAAGGTCGAGGTCATGTCTCCGTTTGACGTGCTCCTCGACCCATCGGCACGCACGTACGAGGACGCGAAATACGCGTTCTGCCAGCACGCACTGGATCCGGACGAGATCTACGCCCGCTGGGGCAAGCGCCTCAAGCCGGACGCAGTTCCCGCGGATCCGGACATTTCCCTGCCCTACAAGGGGTCGGCCGGGGCGGACAGCCCCACGGTGAAGCGCGTCTGGATCGGCTACTTCCTACCGCAGCCGGGCATGCCGAAGGGCCGCTACGTGGCTTTCTGCGAGGGTCCGAACATGATTCTCGACGACGGCCCGTGGCCCTATCCCACGAACGATCTGCCCCTGGTGAAGTTCCCAGGCGTCCGCGTTCCTGGCTCCGTCTACGATGACGGGGTCGTGACCGACTCGCGGCCGCTACAGAAGGAAATGAACCGCACCCTGTCGCAAATCGTTGAGTACAAGAATCTGACCATTCGGCCCCGAGTAACGGCTCCGGTTGGCTCGCTCAAGACGCGGGTCAGCAACGAGCCTGGTGCCGTGATGGAGTACCAGCCAATCGGCGGCCTCAAGCCAGAGCTTCAGAACCTCCCGGCGATGCCGCCCTACGTGTTCGAGCACCTGAACAACATCACCGCACGGCTGCGGGACGTGTTCGGGATCA